AACAGTTATTTGTGAAAAAGTAATCTCTTGGAGAAATGACGTGCCGACAAAGACAACAGGATTTCCGTTTCTGATAGCGATACCAACAGCATTGGCATAGAGGGTCAACAATTCTGGGTCGCCAGTTTCTCTTGTTGCCGGAACACTATAATCGGTATAGTCATTTGCTGATGAAACAGGAACAACACGCGACTCATACGAACCAACATATACCATATTGTTTATCACTTTCAAAAAGTCATTCGGGCCACCTGATGTTGATGGAGTAGATGATAAAACTTGAACTGTTTGGGTGGATATAGAACCACTGGCTTCTCCAGTAGGAGATGTCGTAACAGTCATTGTGTTTCCCGATATGCCGGTATAGGTATAGGTGTGGCCGTTTATTAAAATACTTCCCGTGGGGTCAAATCCCTGTAATGCCCAGGTTTGGGTCGTATCAAGCAACTGTATGGTAGTTGGTGTAGTCACTCCAATAGTACCCACACCGCCGCTCCATGATAAGAGGTCGGTTGTCCCGTGCACCATGAGAAGAACGTCTTTTCCAGCAGGGCCACCCGATACCGTTGTATCAGACTGGTTGTACCACGTATCAAACACAAACCGTGTTAATGAAATGCCCGTCAATATTGGTACCCAGGTTAAAACACCGTTTACAGTTATTTCAATGTCAAGTTCTCCGTCAGAACCCCCTCCATTTGATGTTGGCGCAAGAACACGCAATGGAATTTCTTTTCCGAGGGATGTAATCCATTCATATGACGAGACAATTGCTTGTAGAGCGCTGTTAACAGTGCCACGCAGTTTTAATCCATCTCTATTGGCATAATTCCCTGAAATCTTTTTAACTATATTCTGAGAACCCCGCACCATCGCAGTAATGGGTGTTTTGGTTTTATCTAAAGAGGAAATATATCCAATAAAAGGCGACTCTTCGCCTCCTACTATTCCTATATTTGAAAAATCGTCAAACATGGTTACATATCGTAATAACTTTCAATAGACCGAACTTCTTCAGCGGGATTTGCGGCGCGATACAAGTCATATAAACCCTGTTTTAAGACAGCGCCAGTTTTAGACCGAGCGCCATTTAGTTTTTCGCCCAGTCCGGCAATGGCGGCATTTTCTAGTGTGCCGCCCGCTCTCAGGCCAAGTTCCATGGCACACTCATATTTGTATAGATTATAGGCAGCATCATTTAACAAAATAGTATCGGTGTTCTGGCTTATTCGGTTTGATATATCCCCGTTAGTATCTTGGAAAATAGCCGTTGTTTCGTAAAAAATCTTAGCTGGCGAGGGTAGCGAAATAAACAAACTGCCGACACGGACATTTGTCATAGTGGCCGTTGAGGTAAATGACAAATTGATATAGTTCATGGCCGTTATAACCGGCGAACCGACTGTAGTCGCTTGTGATAGGTCAAACGCAACCATTGTGAAATCGCCAACAACAAATGAGCCAAGAAATCCTTTAGTGACTGACAGTTGATAGTAATTTAGACTACTGCTGCCCAGTTGCAATTGAACTGACGATAGCAGTGCGGCGGGTATTTCAAGGGCCAAAAATACCACGCCTACGCCCTGATATTGGGTCAGGTCAATAGATGGGGTAAGAGTGTTAGCCAAAGTACCTGTTCCAGCTCCAGTAAGCGTAAAACGCAACGATGCGGGGCTTTCATAGAAAAAGGAACTATCGGCAACTAAATTAGATACTGTTCCGGCTGCTGTCCAGCCAGTCGTCTGGTTCATGGGGTCTAATATGATTTTCGGAATAGCTTTACTATCTGATACGCGCATTAAACCCACCCCATTAACCATTTCAAAGGTTACATCATATCCTGATGGGGTATATGCCTTGGTTCTATCAAACCGCTCAATTGGTTTGCGGTAAACAAAATCTTGCGGGCCGCGAGAAATACCCAGAGGCCTAATATCACGCAATGCTCCACCAAAAATAGTTACTGGAGCAAGATAGTCGTAGACACCGTCATAAAAGGTGACGATATCTGCGGTAGATGCTTCGGGGATTGATGCTGTTTGTAGAAGTGTCGCAAGCGCTCCCTCAAAGGCATCAGTTGGGTCTTGAACATTGTTTATATTCAGTCCCGTCAGTAATCCCGTCACACCCGATTCTAATTCTGATATGGTGTGATATTGGGTCGTCATTTAATTTTGATTTTCTTGTTCTGGCAACCACTTTGCCCATACTGCTCCATTTAAGCTTCCTTGTGGTAATGTAAATACCGCTCTCACAAACCTGGTCGGAGTGGGAATTCGTATAATCCTATAATCGGTTGACGTGCCCGTCACGTTACTGCCAAAAAGAAAGGCCCTAGAGGTAGAAGCGTACTGCCACGAGTACTGATAGATTTGACTGATATCAAATGTCTTTGTGCTTGAGGCATAATTTGCCCAGCCCTGGCCATCTTGATAATAGTCATCACCACCGTCAGAATACTGAATTGCGATATTTAAAGTGCTTGCGGTTGAGGAACCCGTGAACTGAACCATGAGGACAGCGCTATCAAGGGCATCGGGAATAGATGTCGTATACGAATCATACGTAAGGGTGGTGGTACCAGTACCTGGAGTAAGATAATTTGGGGTTGTGGTTGCGGCAGCCGTCTTAACCGTTGGTAAAAAATGGCTCGGATTTGCGCTGGCAATATGCGGCAAATTAAACAGTCCAACGATTCCTAAAAACAAAATAATACCTGGAACCAACGAGTACAATGAAAGTTTTTTTAATGACATAATTTTAATAATTAGATAAGCGACCTATCGCATTCCCCCATAACGAGGGAATGAGTAGACCGCCTAAAATGACGGAGACAAAACACCGATAAAGTCGGTACTCGTGGCTGAACGCTGAATATCAAGCGTTGCCCCACGTCCAGCGGCAAGGTAGGGGGCGGACGAAGCAAGAGTGGCTCCCGCCAGGTATAGCGGAAAGCCGGTATTACCCGATAGAGTTATCGGAGTGGTCGTGCTTACATTTTGGATGTCAATCTGAACGCTATCACCCTGATTTTGCAAAAAGGTTGAAAGTGTTGAGCTGGCTGGCAATTTTAAGGCAACTAGGTTGTTAACAAATGGTTGAATGGCAATCGTGCTAATGCCATTGCCATTTGAGCCGGTCAAGTCCGATGGGAGTAATGTGACGGATGCTGCCGTTGATGTTGTCGCATCAAGTCCTCCTGAGAACACGGGGCCATTCGCATAAATGGAACCAGTTGTCGTACCCGACCACTGATAACACCCAGGGCTTCCACAACCAGTAATGAGGTTGGTGAATTGGGTTTGCGTTCCTGATACACCCGCAAGTTTAGTTCCTTGAAGATGCGTTGACGAACTTAGGGCAACTATAGATATAAGGGCTACGATTACAAGCGCAACCCAGATACCTGCTGTTTGAATTTTGTTCATGAGGTTGGCTTAGTTAGGCTTGTAATTAGCTCGTTGTACCTGTGGAAGCGGCAGTTCCAGAAAACTCGATGCTGTCAACTTCTTCACGGGCGCGCAGTTTGTACTTAAAGTTGTCATCAGGGTCAGTCTCCCAGGGAACAAGAGTGGAGAAGAACGCTTCTCGCTCAAAGCGGTACACACCGTGGTTTGCAGCGAGGAGGAAATACGCCGTTGTGGACACTGAATCCAAAAACGGAGAGTAGACAACTTTCATGCCAGGATAGACTTCTGACCAGTAGTTCAAATCGTTGTTACCAGTACCGGCACGCAAAACAGACTTACACACCTGTGTGCCTGTTTCATGGAGAATGGAGGGGGTGAGAAGAGCTTTGGGCTCATAACCAAGCAAGACACCGGTTTGAGCAAGCTGTTGGCGCAAGGCATTTACTAGAATGTTCATGTTGCCGTCAGAGAGCAAACCTGTATAGGAGTTATCAACCGTATCGCCATTAACAGTTGTGTGAGCTGTTGAGAAGAGGGTAGCACCGTCAATTGTCGTTTGGGTTGTGAAACCGTTTGCAAAAACGGCAAAGGCATTGCGGTCACGGGATGCCATCCAGGTCTTGGTCTGTTGATTTACGGCCTTAGCAACGGCATCTTGCTGTTGGTCAGCCATAAAGGTGCGAGGAATGGGCAAGTCTTTCTTGAACTCGGCAATAAGAGTGGTGCGGAGAGCTGTGGCAAGAACTGCAGCAGACTTAATCGGCTGGTTGTCACCAACAAACTTCTCAAAGTATCCGCCGCCGCCCAATACTGCTGTTACCTTGGCAGCATTTTCTGCGGTGCCTTGAGTAAAGACAATCGGGTCAGTTGCTTCCGCCTTGGCGACGTTGGCGTTTTCTAACATAGCCTGGTCTAGCAAGTCATCAAGAGCTGTCTTGACTAGTTCTAGATTCGGGCCTGAGTCGCGATTTAGACCATACATAATTTTTTAGTAATTAGGATTAATAATAAGAACCAGACTATGTGGTCGGGTTATCAAAGATGGTAATTTGAGGGCTTACGGCAAAGAAAATGGTGCTGGTATTTGGGTCGCCTCCCAAGATAACAATACCGTTTGTGGTGGCATCTGATTGTGCGGTATCAATCGTCCAGGTCGTTGAAGATACCAAACCAAATTTAACACGCTTGTAAACGAGAGCGGAAATAAGAGCGGCGGTATTTGCCAATGACGCTGTTTTAGCAGCACACTCGTAAATAAGGCCTGGTAACGGAAGATACACAGCAACAATACCCGCTACTGTTGCGGTATCGCTTGAGTCATTTTTTGCAATACCCGTAAAACGCTGGCTTGTGGTGCCGTCACCATCAACCATCGGTACTACGTTACCAACTGTGCCAACTTTGGTAGGAGAACCGGCAACAATAGTCTGGACGGCACCGGAGGCGACGCCATAGTTAATGTTGCTGGGCTCTTCGACTGGCCAGTGGATTTTGATTAATCCTCTTGTAACTGCCATAAGTGTAATAAGGTTAAGTTTGTAATCTTAACCCGTAACACCTTCCGATATAAAAAAGTTATTTATTTGCGTCGGCGGCTTCTACTTTCTTGCGGGCATTTAAAATCCAAGCTTTCGGGTCTTTTGCTTTTGCCATACGAGCGAGTGCTAATTCCTCAGCAGTTGCTTCAAAGTTAGTAGTATCGTCTTGTTTGGCAGGAGCGCCACCGGCACTTGAGCGTGTTGATGCGGTAGACCGCTGACGAGTTATTTCCTCAACAACCTGACCATTTTTAACGGCATTAACCATTGAGCGTGCTAGTGCAAAGTCTTCTGCCGGATTCCCCGATGGGATAATTCTATTTTGCAGATACTTTTTCACTAACGCTTTTTCATCCGCATCGGTAATGGTATCAGCCATCTGAACGGCAGTTTGTTGTGCTCGTTCACGTTCCATACGACGCAAGTCACCTAAAGTTACCGGACGAGATTCATCTTCCTCGTCAAGTTCAACATCAGGTTCTTCTTCAACATCACCAAGTTTGGAAAGTTGTTGCTCAACTCGCTTTTTGGTAAAGAGAAGTTTCTCGCGTTTAGAATGCTTTTCACGTCCTTGTTCATCATCAAGAGCCTTTTTTACATTGGAAGGAGCTACGGGTTCTTTGACGGTCTTCGCATCGGCAGGTGATGCGTCTTTCTTTTCAACAGTGTCTGCCTTTTTTTCGTCGGCCATAAAGTAAATCTAGTTTGTGGCACTAGGTGCCGTTAATCGCTTTAGAGCAAGCGGTGCTAATAATCCTATTAACCGATAGGGTCGGGGTCTTCGGTGCCGAGGGTAGATAGAAGCAAAAGGTAATCGTTTTCCTTTTGACCCCACCACACTGCGGCTTTTGCGAAAAGCAATTGGTCAATGTTCACACTTTTATTAGCGGCAAAGGTATACGCTTGGTACAACACTTCATCGCGAATGAGAGTAAACGCTTTGGACGCCATTGCAGCCCGTGCGCTTTCACGCAACGATGATGCTTCAGACGGCCCCAATGGGTTGCCTTTCACAAACAAAGAACCATCTTTGACCGTAATAATACTACTAAGGGGTAAAGCCGCAAGGGTGGATAACACCTCATTGGCAAGTTGGTTGCGCTGTTCAAGTGTTGGCTTTGCCCGTTGTAAGCAAAATATCGCTAATTTAATAGCGAAATTGGTGAACATGATTATTCGTTAACCGATTGCGATACGCGTGGCTTGTCGGCTTTTGTACTCACTAATCCTCTATTCGCCGATGGACGAAATGCACCTGGGGCGCGACGTTCTGCGTTCACGTCCGTCAATTGGCCATTGATGTGTTGATACATTTTCTTGATGCTTTCTTCATTCAAGACAACAGGTTTTCCATCTTCATCTTTCTCGCCTTTCGCAACCTGTTCAGAAACTAGTTGCTGTGCACGAGTAAGTTTAATTTTATTCGCTGCCCAGGGATAGATTTTAATCGGTGTAGCCATTGTGGTATGGATTATGAATAATTATTCTTTGGGGAGTAAGTCTTCGTCGATGGGGCCGTTCAATTCTCGGTACTGTTCAAGAACCTCTTCTTCGGTAATCTTAAACTTAGGGTCTGCCTTTGCTTTTTCGGTTACCAACTCTTTTGCTCGTCCTAGCTTCGCCAAGTTCTTGGCCCAAGCGTAGTTTGGGATTTCAATATCGTTTGATGTCTTTGCCATATAAATAAATTATTACTTTTTAATGTTTGGAATCGTGTCTTGATTGACACCTTTGCAGCGTTCATAGTCTGCTGGGTCGCCACCGGACGCAATCCACTGATGAAGTGTTGTGCCTGGTTGGGGCTTTCCCGTCTTTAATGTTGCTTTTGTTTGTTTTGCCATAATGTTTATATATTAACATATCCGACCTTTTACAACACAGGTTGTCCTATGCTTTGCGGTGTGACTGCGCCTAGGGGTGACGGCTGAACAGGATTCTGCGGTTGCTGGCCCGGCTGTTGTCCTGGTGTGGGCATTGAGCTTTTCTTTAACTTATCAGGGTCATCGGACAAGTCTCCACCAAATTCGTCAATGATGGAATCGGCAACTTCGTTGGTGTTAGTAAATGGACTAATAAGCGGGTTCATAAGTATGTTGGCGGCGGCGATTTTACGTTGCTGTGTTGCGCCCAACGACTTGTCGGTAATCTCGTCAGGGTCAACTTCCATATCGTAAATCATCCTAGCAAACTGATAGGGATTGACTTCATAAATACGCTGGTCAGATTGATATTGTTCTTTTGGCGTGTTGCCGGTGCGCTGGTATATTTCCCATTCCAAGTCTTCAATCTTCTTTTGGGTATATTGTTTACCCATGTGCTTGGCAGTGAAGATGATGTTGTGATTGACCTGCTTTCCACCCTCCGAGCCTTTAATAAAGAAACTGCGGAACTGTGGGTCAAGTGAACCGCCAACAAGATTATCAAGTTCAGGAATTGTCGTTCGGTCAATAATTAAGTCCATAGATAGACGTCCGACTTCTTGAATAAGTTTGGCGATAAAGATACCAAAGACTGTGAGCATTACTTTTGCGTTTTGAGTAGCGATGTTTGATTGTGTTGCCGTCGTATTTGGCGTCTGTTGGCCCTGCATTATGTTGTCTTGTGTTGAGTCGGACAAATCTTTTTCCTGTTGTTGAATGGAGTCGTAAATGGCTTTTATGTTTGGTGCCAGGCTAAAAGGATTAACTTCTGCACCGGCTGGCATACCTACAACTGCTCCCGGCACCATGACGGTACTATCTACCTTGCCAATGCCGCTAATAAGCAAGACTTTCATGACGTCAAGCGCGGTGCCATCCAAAGCCAACCGATGCATTTGATTCAATGCTTGGTCATCCCAAAATGCTTTAAAGGCGGCAGACTTAAAGTATGCAAACCTACCGGCTGGGTCTAATGGCTCAAACCCACCCATTACAAACGGTAGTACCGGAATGGATAGCCATTGGCCTTTGATTAATGTTAAACGTCGATGCCTAAATGGGTTGGAATTGTAGACATCCGCATCGTTACCCATAAAGACACCGCCAACGAATTTTACTTCTAAGTCATCGGAGCGATAGTAAAAGGTAATCTCCTGCACAAAGTCTCCGTCAGCTTCTGTCCATTCAATGTCGTACAGCTCTTGGTTTTCGTTGCCGGTTAAAACGATACGAGTTTTGCCAGCTTCAACATAGTCAAATAAATCTTTTCCAGACTTGTCATAAAATCGTCCAGCATATTGCTCACGAGCCACATCCCAGGGAATGCGACGAACACGGGTAATAACTGGTAGGTTTTGCAAGTTGCCTGTGCCGCTAAAGAAGTCAGACAAAAGTATTTCGTCAATGGGAATGGTATTTAACTGCAAGCCCGACAAAATCTCATCAACTGCTTGGATGGTTGTATACGTTCCATCAGCCAACTTTTGCTTAATGTTCTGTATTGCCTCAACCCACTCAACTTGAATAAAGACAGCGGGGTGGACTAGAGCTGATAGAACTATAAACAAAAATTTGACAGGGTATTGTGCTTTGTCTAGGTGGTCTTCTATTAAAATTTTCATCACTCGTGCCGCCATCTTATCGGGCTTATTGTATTGATTACGAGCATTGACGTAGGGATATAACATGCCAGCAATGACATGGGCCAGGATGCCAATAAGCTTATTGCGGGATGTATTCTTGCGTCCTTTCCAGCGCCAGCGCTTATGTTTTGCTTCCCATTTGATACCAACGAATGCGGCAAATGTTTCTTGGTCTAGTCGTGTTCGGTCAAGCAATGAGTAACCGTCAAATTCTTTAAAAGCTCTATGTTGCAATGCATAGGCAATTTGATAATCACGTTGACAACGCGACCAAAGTTTTTTAACTTCGTCGCTTGGTTGATATTTAGACTTGGAAAGATTCTTGTATTGGTCGAGTACTTTCCCGTCACTATCTAGAATCTTTTGGCCTATCATTTTATTGTTTTATCTGAAATGTTATCAAGTAATTTTCGCATTGCCTGTTCTGGCAATCTATCTATTCCCGCAGAAATACCACTGTGCATAATCAAACAAGACCATTTACCACTCTCTCGTATCATACCGAAATTCTTTACTAATTTCTTATCAATCTTTTCTAAGAGACCGATAAACAAATGACCTCTTTCTTTTAGTGGATTTCTAGGCATAGTTATTATTTAATAAGTATAGCATAAGCGATTAATCAACAACCTATTTTATTAACCTAATCAGGATAGGATACAACCATACCGTCATTTTGAAAGCCCACTGGGGCCTGCATGTACAGGGCATATCGTATTGAATCTAGGCCATGGTCATGTTCTTTTACTGGCAATTCAGGCTCATTATGGTCAGGCTTTCGGTCTGGATAGCGATATGTCTCAAACTCATTTATAAGATTGATGCATGAAGAGTGAATGTGCAACCGACCTGTTTTGAGTAATTCCTGTATAGAACTTATACCGGCTTCAATATCTTTAGACACATCTTGGACATTTAATCCAGCGCGACGCATTTCTTCTAAACGGTCTGGCTCGGCTGGGTCAGGATAATACTTGTTTCCTCTAAATGACTTTGCTACTTCAATAATTTCTTGAGTCGTTTTTCCTGTTTTATAGTATTCATTTGCAATCCAGTAGTTTGCATCATCATCCTCAAAAATAAGATACATCGCCGTTGGATTTGTGAATCCCCAGTCTATTGACACAATACGCTCAACCGCTCGTATTTCTCGGTCGGTATACACGTGTTTTGTTCTATCAAAATCCTTATACACCAGACCCTGCGTCTTTCTAAAGTCTGCCATGTACTCTTGGGCAAATTGATTGTCAGGTAATTCACGTTTTGCCTTTAACAGCTCATCTTCAGGCAAATGGGGATTATCAAATGATGTATAGTGAAATGATTTATAGTCACTATCTTTTTCCTGGAAATTAAAAAGGTCGTAAAAGTGATTAAAACCCTTTGGGGTTGAAATGAAAATTGCCTCGCCGCGCGTATCAGTAAGAGTTGGTCTAATTACTTCATTCCAGCTTGTCCAAAAGTTCCTCATGCTAGCAACCTCATCCAGAACAATTAAATCAAAACGCTGGCCACGCAGTGTATCTATTGCTTCCCACCCACGTAATATGATTTGTGAGCCATTTACCAGTTTAATTTCTAGCCGTGATTCGTTAATGCTTTCTGCTGCTTGCTGACAATCATTTCGTAATTGTGCCCAGGCAATATCGCGGCTTTGTGCGTATGTAGTTGCGATATACGCAATACGTTTAACGCCACTCGCAGCACATGCTTTCATTTGGTCTATGGCAAGGAACGTCTTGCCGAAACGCCGCCCACAACACAATACTCTGAACCTATGCGGGTCTAAGGCTATTATCTTCTGGGCTGGCGTTAATTGTAGCTCCATATCTATTTGCTGATTCGCCCGTCACAATTAGAACTAATGTTTTATTCCCACCCTCTGAACTTGAGTATCTGCCTTTAAGTTTATATGCAGTGTCTAAATATTTATGCCGTGTGGAAAAGTCAGGTTCATCTACATACTCATACTCCGGCGCACCTTTATTATCTCTACCTGAAATTTGTGGAGTCTTACTTGTAGCATTTAATCCTTCTTTGTGTTTTTTTGCTAAAAGGCTATCGGGCAAATGTTGTTCCATTAACTCTTGCCATCCTTTTGAGTTTGTAAGTTTGCCAGTACTCCTTGATGTTGATACTGAATATCCAGCACTTACCATTGCTTTTGTAATTTTAGTACCAGATAGTACCTGTTTAAACGCTTTTTTCTGTTTTACCGAGGCCATAATTCTGTACTATACCACAATTGGTATTAAGAATGGGTTTTGGTCGTAATCAACCAGAAATATCTGTTGCACTTCTTTTCCTATAAAGCGAGATAGGTTGGTAGAAGTAATCTCTCTTAAAAAGGCGGTAGTAGCATCTTGGTCGTCCTTTGCCTCAAACCTAAAGCCGTCGGGCCATATACCGACACTTTCAGTTTTCATTGTCATGTCTTTGAATATAACTAGATATTCTTTCACACAGGTATAGGGATAAGTCCCCTTTTATCACGCCCCAAAACCATTTCAACACACTCTTCCTCGTTTTCGTTTAGAACTATATCAGATTCGTCACGACCCCCATGTTGATACAGCCACAGTGCTTTTAAGTTATTTTTTAAGCGCATGGGTATTTCGTGGTCAGACATATTATCCTTTGGTTCCAATGTCGCTTACTGTGGGAATAGAATTGGTTTCTTGTCCACTGGTATGGTATTGCGTACTAGGTGGGGTGGGGGGCACTTTTACTAGGTAGTCTACCAAAAAGACAACCGTAATCGCTAATAAGATTAGCCACACAATTAACTTAAGTGGATTGTACTCCATAGTTTAACAACCTGATGGCATTTTTGCGGCTTGTTCTGCAATTCCATCGTGAGCACCTTTGGCTACGGCTTGGACCTTAGCTTCGTGTACCGTGTGATTAGATTCTGGGTGAGTAGATTTGGTAGAAACGTGTTTGTAGTCTGACATATATTTTTATATTGATTGATAATACGACCTTTAACTTTTTGAACCAGCCATACCGCGTTTAAGCTTAGCACGCGCACGGCCTTCGGCGCTTAACTTTGCCATTTTCTTCTTACCTAAACTTTTGCGACCAATGTAGGCCGCTAGACCTGCTGGATTATATACGCCTTTTTTACCGGCAACTGCATGTTCTACCTGGCCAAATCGTCCACCACCACCTAGTGTATTTGACTTACCAAATGACTTGCCTGTTTTTTTGATGGTCTTAGGCATTGATATTATTAGTTAGTAGGAGGATTCAAGAAAGCGTTATCGGGAGTAGATTCATCTGTAGAAATTGGCCCAGGTGTTATATCAGGAGCAGTAAGAGCATATGTTGCCACAGCATTATCGCTAAAAAGTATGGTTATTGATTTTATATTGTTCATAGTATTATTTTTTATTTTGACTTGTTTTACCAATGTCCTTAACATTTTGACTTGACTTTTTCATGGTAGACGCCCACGCATCTTTTCCTTTAGCAAAAGCCTTTAAATCATTTTTAGGATTTGATGATGTAATGTGAGAATTAACCATGAGTATACTCTACGCCTGAGGGGCGTTGGGGTCAAGCATACTTCTCAACAGGTTATCAAATGGGGGTTTAGTCTCGTCTACAACCGAGATTTCAGCAGTGGATAACGTAGCGGCAATAGAGCATGCTTGTTCGAGGGCCACTCGCAAGATTGATACGGGGTCACGTACCCACTCGGCAATAACAAAGTCTTTGGGTGCGCTGGCCATAATGTTCTCGTGGATAAGTTCTAGGGGTCGCTTCAAAATGCTGTCCTCAGGCATCGTGTCAGCAATCTCTTTAAAGGCCAAACCAGCGCCTTTCACTGTTCCCTCTGAAAATGCCGCTTTAACCGCACCAACGGCGTCATCTGCCTTACGCTTTAGATACTTGCATTTTAACACCGTCTCAGCCCCGATTTGCACGATTCCGAAGCCTTTCTGGAGTTGGGCCAGTCGTCTATCAAGGTTTTTCTTCTCAAATTCGGATACTTCCTTGGAACGTTTGTTTTTAAGTTCGGTTATGCGGCCCTTAATTCGTGCTTCAGCGGTTACATCGTCCATACCAACGAAGATGGTATCCCAGCGACGTGCGGTAATCTTTTTGGCAAAACCAAGGTCGGATAGTTGAATGTCGTCAAGTTTGCTGGCCTCAACATTAATAAACCGTCCTCCCAATACAGCAACCAAATCTTTCATAATCTCGGCCTGGTCAATATAGGGGGCATTGAGGGGAACAACCGCAAAACCCTTTTTACTTGATTCAATGCACTGGCGGATAGCTGTTTCACCGTATGCTCGTGCAACGATAACTAGAGTTCTGATACCCTGTTTTACTAACTGCTCACTTATGGGAATTAAGGCGTTAATATCTTGCAAAACGTAATTGGTCAAAACAACTTTGGTATTTTCAACAATATACGCCTGGGCCGCCATATCAGTAATTGACCCCGATGTGGCAAAACCATTGTCGGTGCGAACTCCTGGAATTACTTTAACCGAGCATGTCTTTTCAGCGGTGTCTTCTGCCATAACAATACCCTCTTTTCCTAAATCAAACTGGGTTTCGCCAATCATTTTGGCAAGTTCATCATTTTCTACAGACACCAGAGCAGATTTTACAAGGTCTGCTTTGCTTTTAATGGGTGTGGCCATATCAAGTAACTTCGCAATCACTTCCTTGCATTCTCTGTCAATTTGGGCAACAACTTCCGATGGGGTTTTCTGAAAGCCAATAGTATCTTCCGACGAGAGATACTTTGAGGCGGACTTGGCTATTGCCGCAGCCAAAACTAAAGCGGTTGTAGTTCCGTCGCCGTTAATTTCTTCGGTATGAGTAGCAGCCTCAAGCAACATACGTGCGCCACGCGTTTGGTGTTCGTCGGAAATTCCACCGTCTACAATTTCACGAGCAATCGTAACACCATCGTTGGTTATTTCTTCGCCCTTTTGTAATGCGGCATTTTTACCATATGGGCCAATCGTCATAGCTACGGCATCAGCCAAAAAGGTTGCTCCCTTTAGTAATTCACTTCTGGCTTTTGCACCTACCAGTACTTTCTTTCGTTTCATAAGAAATGGTTTTTAGTTTTATAATGCTTGCTAATTATAGCAATACCATCACACCTACGCAATGGGGATAACTCCTCTTTTTCGTCTGGCTCGGTTGTTTCGTTCTTTAATAATGTCTCTCCAGTTTTTTCTCTTTTTTAGAACATTGTGATACCACCAGTTTGCTTGTTCGGCCCGACGTTTCCTCTTTCGTTTCCTCTTTACTGGGTCGTTTATTGATAAGTCTTCGGGTTTTTTAATCTTTGCCTTATCTGAACATTTTCTATCACAGTATTTGTGTGTGCCATAGTAGTTGGGTTTTATCACTTCTTTGCCGCAAAACCTACAAATGTATGATATAAACAGAGTTTTTTTTATCCTTGCTTTGTATCCAGGAATCTTTTTTAAGATTTGCTGAACTCTTTGTCGGGTAATTCCAAAACATACTCCAATACTTTCTTGGGTTGAACCATTATTGTACAAACGCAATATATTTTCTGGGGATTGTTTACATTTCATTAAAATAAGGTATCTTTAGATAAATAATAGCACCAGTTTTTCGTTCCCTCAATAAATCCGCTCTTCTCGTCATCAAACTTTAGGCCCTCTTGCTGTTTTCCCTATTTTAACTTTATAGTCCCAGCATGGAGTTATTGTGAATTCTCCCGAATCATACTTAGGATGAACTAGAGTTGAATCAAAGTTGGGTGTAAAAGTTTTCATAGTTAGCGGGCAATATATCTAAAGGTCAATTTCTTAAAGGTTTTACCGTATTTATTCGCAATGGACGCACCACGCTTGTTCATTTCGTCAATATACGGTTGGGCAAGTCTTTCTGCTTCCACAATGTCAAATTCACCGGCAAGCATACGCTGGCGTATATCTAAAATTGCTTTCCTAAAATATGTACCTGGGGCTGTGTTTATTTCCATGTTGGTATTATATACCTTTACCTTTTGCGTGTAAGGGGGTTATCCCCATATTTTAGTAGTATACCACGATATTTGTATATTGTAAAGTACTATGCTATTCGGTGGCTAACTCATTGGTTTGGCGCAAGAGGAGCTCTTTTACTGCTGAATAATAGGCGATATTGACTTTAATCATTTCAAATCTGGTTTTGGATAATTGGTCATACCAGTCCACGCCTCGGTTTTTTATTATAGTGGCGTGAATGGTTGGGTCACCAGCTTGGTGATGGCGCATATGGCAACCATTGCATAAATTTATCAAATTATCGGAATCATACCGTAATCTAGATGACTGACTTTTGGGATAGAAATGGTGTAAAACCTGACGCGGTGCTCCGCACACTTCGCACCATTTGTATTTTTTAGTGCCTAACTGTTGCATCAGTCGGTCGCAGTCTTCACGTAGTTTGGTTAATTTAGATTTCATCGTAATTTTTCCCATCTTTTTTCATCTTGGGAATTAAACCATAAAGAATGGTTGCATATAAAATTAGCGGTCTTTTTTATCCTTCGTTCAAAATTCCAGCTTAAAAACCTCATTATAAGATGCTGAAGTTTTATGGGTAATTTATAATATATATAGTTCATATTTCAATGATAAAGCATTCCAATAAAGTATTTAAAGGGTTCATCGGGTTTAATTTTCAGTTTCTTATAATCAAAAAACACCTGTCTAACAAAAGAAACACTGAACCTTGGACTGTGGAAAAGTGACCATATTCTGTTTCGGTACTGTGTGCCGAATTCTTCCATTATTTCTAAACCTAGGGCTTGATATTCAAAATCAACGCGCGCCGATTTCTTTTCTTGTCTTTTGTTTAGTATATCTTTTGATTTATCAAAAAGTGTGGGATTCATGTTTATTATTTATTCACTGTGGGTATGAGGGGTTAAGAAAGAGCGCCAAGTGCATTCTCTTTTTATTTCGGCGCGATTGTTCGGTTTTCTCTCCGTCGCGGGATATCTGCCTTTGCGTAACCATTAAGGCCGTAGCTCAATAATGTTCGCTAGCGCTAACAGATGGCGCATTATTCCCCGTGTCCACTTGTGTTCCGCACAAGCACGTCAGGGTAGACCTCATCTTGCGTTTTAAGCCCTACAGCAAGCGCCGGTACTAGGCGAGGGGCAACACGCAAAAACCGCCCATTAAGAGCGGTTCGTACGTGCTGGGCTTAATAGCAATTGTTAGACCCGAATTATCGGGTACAATAATTGTTATACTATTAAGCCCATACATGTTTAAGATAATACACTAGTATTAACTGTGTGCAAGACCCACCAGTGGATAACTTTTTTACCGGAATTTTGCTATACTACGCCATTATAATTAACCCACATACCGATGGAAGCAGAAACACTATTTTTGGAGGGAGTTATTAAAGCCATTGTTGACAACCACGATGACGTTCAAATTGAACGCAGGGTAGATGAACAGGGTGTTCTTCTATCCCTTACCGTACACCGTGACGATATGGGAAAAATTATCGGCAAGGAGGGCAGTACGGCAAAAGCTATCCGTACCATTTTGAGAATTGTCGGTATGAAAAATAACCGTCGTGTCAATCTTAAAATTTTAGAACCTATCGGCAGTACTCATGTGCGCCACGAGAAAGTTGAGTCTGTTGACGACATAAGTTTGTAACAGGGGATAATTCGCTTGCGGAGTTTTGTGATATATGCCAGTATATGCCACATGAAAGTATCAAAATATCAGCAAAAGAAAATTACAAAAGAGAAATCAAAAGCCGTCAATCTTTATAAAACAGGCCTAACTACAAGGCAAGTAGGTGATATTTTAGGCAGAAGCCATACCTGGGTACAGACTTGTATCAAGTTATCCACAATTTAGACTTGCCAAGTTTTGCCAGTGTGCTAATCTATATACAGATAAGGGAACGACGATAGGTTGGCCTCGGCGAACGTATCCGTTAGTAACCTAATCAATGGACTAAAGATTAAACTTTGTCCGCCAGCTTCACCGGCTGGCAAATGAGGTAACGGTGACAGCTTCATCTGCTAGTTGGTGATTTATTACTAACCATTAAAAAAATGGAAACATGGACAAAAAAGTCAATATGGAAGATACGAAAAGAAAAGCAAGAACGGAAAGAAATTTTACTCGTGGTATCAGCCGTCTTGCTGGTCGTCGGATTAAAGCTCCTATTAGTGTATTGGACAGGCCAGTAGAATTTTGGCCACTTATTAACGAATAATTAAACCATCATGCCAGAAAAGAAAGAAATTGCAGTCAAGGATACGTCAGTAGAATCCCTCATTTCGCAGGGAATAGAAAAAGGGATAACCGTGGAAGTGATGGAAAAGCTGTTCACCTTACGAACAAAAGTAAAGGCCGAACAAGCCAAGGAAGAGTTTGTCCGTGCGCTAGCATCATTTCAGTCTGCCTGTCCGGTTATCAAAAAGACCAAAAAGGTGCTAAACAAAGACGGAAGTGTGCGCTATATGTTTGCACCTCTAGATACTGCGGTGGCACAAATTAAAAAGCCCCTTGGTGATAACGAATTATCCTACACCTGGGATGTTAAAAACGAAAAGGTTGACAATACCAATTACGTTACCGCCGTTGCCAAGCTAACCCACGCTCTTGGCCACTCCGAAACAAGCGAATTTAAGGTGCCGGTAGATGTTGGTGGCTTTATGACCGAACCCCAAAAGTATGCCGCCGCCCTTACGTTTGCCAAGCGCTACTCATTGTTCAATGTTCTGGGTATTTCCACGTCTGATGATGATGATGATAGTTTGAGCGTAAAAAAAGAAAGTGACGCGAAATCAATAAAGTCAAAAATAATGCTACGCCTACGAACATTGAAAAAGCCCTCAAAGACAAAAGAGGATGTTGAGAAATCAGTCAAGGAATTAACGGGCCTTGAATTAAAAGAAGTAAACTATGCCGAAATTGTCGGACGGCTTGATGTAATAATTGACCAAACCAATGAAAGTAACTAGTTACGACAACGAACAGGATTGGCTAAATGCACGCCTGGGCCGGATTACCGGCAGCCGCCTAAAAGATATTGTATCTAAACGTGATGGTGGATATAAACTGGGATTTTACGAAATTGTGGCCGAGCGGATTGCCATACCAGCCACCGACGAGGCCGCAATGGATAGGGGGCACCGCCTAGAAGACGATGCTCTGGCCCGATTCGCCAAGGAGACGCACAAAAAGGTTAAAAACGGGCTAGTCATCTGGGCTAGGGATGACGACGCTAATATCGCAGTTTCACCCGATGGGGCCATAGGTAAAACGGAAGCGGTTGAGGTGAAATGCCTTTCCTCGGCCCGACACTTGGAGGCATGGGTTAAAAAAGAAATACCTGACGAATATGAGTTACAGGTATTACAGTATTTCGTGGTTAATTCAAAACTAAAAAAACTGTACTTTGTTTTCTATGACCCCAGAATACCTATAGACATTTTCTGGATTGAAGTCACTAGGAAACAAGTCCAGGAAAAGGTCGATGAGTATCTGGAACTTGAGAAGAAAATACTGACCGATGTTGCGGAACTTGAAAAACGATTAACCTTTTAACTTTTTTCCCCTCCCACATTTCCACAATTCACAGCAAAGTATGTATCGACAATCATCTTTGCCATAGTAATAAAAGGTCGGTGAATAGTGGGAAGTTGTGAGGGGACAAAAAACATGAAATGTTTCACTCTGGATAAACAATGCTTTAGTGAAGAGACAGCAAAAAGAAAAGCCCAAGAGCTAGGATTGCGTGCATACAAGTGTGAATTTTGTGGCAAGTGGCACTTCACCCACAAAAAATCCTACAAGATAAAATGAGTTATATCCTCACTGCAACAAAAGATGGGCGAATGGAATTCTCATCCGATTATCAAAAGGCCCAGGTAAAAGAATGGCTCACGAAACACGCGGGCAAACCTGTAAAACTAACTCTGCACGAAAGCCCAAATCAACGACGGTTTTTTGAAGGCGCACTTATTCCTATCGTTATTTGGTGCCATGGACAGAATTACAAAGACTGGAAAACACGGGAAGCATACCGAGACGTTGTCTGCCGCGAGTTTAATGGCGAAATAATCCCTTTTGGAAAATCAACCCGTAAGATAGCCAAGACAACAAAAGGAATTTTAAACCAAGGTTTTATTGAAAGAATAATCACCTGGCTTGAAACTGATTTCGGGATTGATAGAACACTATGCCTCGATTCAAATGATTACAAAAAATACCGAGACGAATTGCGGCCATTCACGAATGTTCCAGAAAACTATATCGATTATTTGCTCAAATTAAATCGTCTAACAAAAGTGTTATAATTATTATATGAAAAAATCTAAAAAGGAGGGTAAGAAACAGAAGATAAAAGCATGGGGTGTTTTCTCAAAGTGGGGATTTCATAGAGCATATTCAACGAAACAATTTGCTTTAGATGACGCAAGAGAAATTGCCAAAATTGATGGCGAACATACCTCTGTGTACATTTATCCAATAACCATTACCTACTAACATACCCCCATCTATGAAAACACTAATCTCATACAAAGGCGACAAAAACTTAAAGGAGAAGTTTGTTAAGGAGATAGAGAAGCATCGTAAGGCAGATGCTATTGAACAAGGTACCTATGGCCACCAAAATGGTACCTGGAAAGGATGTGCCGTGGCTTGTTCCCTCCGCTCACTCGCTATCATTGACGGTGAGGACTTGGTAACTGCTTATAATGACCACACTCTCTACGAAACTAAATTAGGCATTCCAGAGTGGATTGCCAGACTAGAAGATACTTTGTTTGAGGGTTTACCAGTTAAAGATGCTAAGAAGTGGCCGGAACAATTCTCAAAAGCCATTCCCGTCGGCATCAATCTTGAACCCATAAAGTGGAAGTTTTGTGCGTACTTGATGAAAGAGAATATTGACCGAGTTCTGAAATTAAATATTACAGATGAGCTGAAGAAACAAGTTGTGGACGCTATTCGTGGAGTTCTTTATGTCCATGAGAATGCTATTGCAAGTGGGACGTGGGATGAGTCAGCAGCATGGTCAGCACGGTCAGCAGCATGGTCAGCAGCAGAGTCAGCAGCATGGTCAGCAGCAGAGTCAGCAGCATGGTCAGCAGCAGAGTCAGCAGCATGGTCAGCAGCACGGTCAGCACCACGGTCAGCAGCAG